AAATTCATTAAATGTTTAGAACGTTCTGTTCTAAAATGATAATCTTTAAATTCAGGTAATTCTTTTAATGCATTTACTAGTGTAGTTTTTCCTACACTCATTGTTCCACAAAATCCTATTCTCATATTTTTAATTTCTATGGTTTTGTCCTTTTGGAGCTGGTTTTTTATACCAAGGTAAACCTTCTTTACCTTTCATAATTTCATTCCATTCTTCATAATCAAATTCAATACCATTTAAATAATATTCTTTTCGTTTTTGTTCTTTATTAATTAAAGCAGGACCTTCTTCACTATGAAATACTGTTCTGTCTCCCATTTGTAAAGCTAAAGCTATGGTTTTAGAGCCATCTTCTTCAATTTTAGATACTCTTAGTGTTTTTCCCTTAGGATTAATCCATTTTCTAATATTATGTAATTCTTCTGCTGTTGCTTTGTTTGCCATATTTAATTTTTTAATAATTGTTCTGCTACTAATGTTCCTTGTGCTCCTGATACTGTTATACCTCTTGCTGATAATGCATCACCTACAAAATGTACGTTAGGAAACCTAGTTAAACTTAAATCATCGTAATTAACTAAAGGTTCAGGTGACAAATATTTTACTTCTGGCATATAAATTCCCCAATCTTTACCTAATGTGGGAAATACTATTTCCATATCTTCAATAAATTCATTAATATATGAAGCATACTCACCAATTGCATCCCATAAAGGATCCATACTGTCTACTACTTTAGTTTCTACATAATCTCCTTCTGATGTTTTAGAAGGTACTCTATGTGAAGGAGAATAAAATGTTCCTACACCATCTACTTGTAATTTTTTTACTGCTTCTCTTGACCAATCAAATGGTTTATCTATACCTTTAATTTCCATTAAAATACCAAAATTAGTCATATCGTTTCTATATGCTTCATCTTTTTTAGCATGACCATTATAACTAATATCTCCGTAAGTGTGTTCAGCTGCAACATAAGCTGCATTATTATTTGTGCAAAATGATCTTAATGATACACCTTTATCATCATATTTTCTATATAATTTAAAATCATAACTTACATCAATTAATTTTTGGAAGTGTTTTTGTGGTGCTTCAAAACGTACTCCTATTTGTACTGATTTTGGTTCTGTTGGTAATTCATATTTTTCAGCTAATTGTTTTCCAAAGTCAATACCTGATTTTCCTACGCCAAATATTAATGTATCATAAGGAATTACATATTGATCTGTGTGTGCTTCTTTATTATCAAAATTAATATCAGTTACTTTAGTTTCCCATATAAATTCTACACCTTTTTCTATCAAGTAATCATGCCAATTCTTGCCAATTTCATGTAGATAATCGGTTCCAACATGCCATACAGGGAATAAGCGTAAACCAAAATGTGGTTTAATAAAATCGGGTTCTGCTATAGGGTTTGAACATTGTACTTCGTCTGGATTAGGGTGAAAACGTTTAAAATTATCAATTACTTGATCAAATAATTCCATTGCTTTTTCTTCACCTGTATATTTAGACAATTGTCCTCCTATTGATGTGTGGTAAGTTAATTTACCATCAGACCAACCACCTGCTCCTAAAAAACCTCTCATTACGTCTGCTGCTGGTCTTCTATATGGATCTAAACCCATGTCAATAATAGTGATTTTTCCTTTAAAGTCGTTGTCTACTAATTTTGTTGCTGCATTAACACCGGCAACACCAGCTCCTACAATTACTACGTTATTCATATTTTGTTGATTTATGGTAACGTACAAAAAAAAGCTGTGGCTACCAAATTGGAGGCCACAGCTCTCTTAAAAATTTTATTTAAATTGTTCGGCTATGAATCGAACTATATGTTTTTTTATTAATCAGGTACTTCCACCATAATTAAACCTCTAAACCAATGAGCTAATTTTATCCACCATCTTTTAGCTGCTACAGCTGCAATGTAAGTTTCTTGAGTTATTTTACCTGTCATAGCTAATTCATCGTGTGCAGTAGTAATAAGATTACTTAATTCAACAGCTGAATTTGCAAATTCTTGAGTCCATCCTGTTTGTGCTATAGCTTCTCTATCATTTGGTATTGTAACTGTCATATCTGTAACCATTTCACCCAAAGCTGGTAAGTAACCCGCTAGTTCTGTTTGTAAGGCCATTAATCTTCTTTCATTTTCCATACCTTCTCCACCACGTGAATCTGTTTCCATTTCTTCATTACCTCTACCCATTGGGTCATTAGAACCACCACCTTGATTCATATCCCCAAATGGATTATCAAATGGGTTATCTGGAAATGTAGGCATTGGATTTCCTCCTAGTTTATCAATATCAAATGGCTCATAGAATTTTTCATTTAAAATATTTTTAACATTTTCTAATAATCTAGAAGCTGATGGTTTTATTTTTGTAAAACTAACATCTATTTTATTATAATTAACATATTTATATCCACTCTCATTTAATGTTACAGCATGTGATGGTATTTCTTCAGCGAGAACACCTCTATAAGTTCCACCTCCATATCTAGCTTTATTTTTATATTCAAATTCATATATATTAATACCTGAAGGTGATTTTCCTATTAATTTAATATTTTTCTTAAGTCTAGAATCAGATCCACAACACCAACCCCAAGCACTAATAATGTTACCAATACCTTTTCCAATATCTATCAATTGTTTTACCCATGGTTTTAATATCCATTTTTCATTTATCATTTGCATTTCTTTAATGCCCGCTAATTCCTGAAATCTTTCTGTTAGTAATGTTTTTTTCATAATTTTATTTTTTATTTCTTTTTTCCATTGTACGTCCACCAAAGTAGGCACCAATTACTGTTATTAATACTAATTGAAGTAAGTCTGTCCATTTTGCTTCAACAGTAAAGTTAATTGTCCCTGCGTCGATAAATATCATAAGAACTGTAGAGACGACAAGAAAAATTAAAACAAGTGGTCTTACATTTTTACTTAACCAACTGTCGCTCTTCATATCTGCTGACCAACGATCAGTTATGTTTTGTTCCATCTTAGCTTCATGTTCTGCTATTAAAGCTTTAATTTTTCTTTCTGCTTCTAATTTTTCTTCTTTTGATGTGTGTAAGTTATCTATAACTCCGCCTACACCTTTTACAAGCTCTGCTGCTCCGCCTGAAAATAAATTTCCTAATATACTCATAACGTTTTGTTTTATCTTTTATTTTATATCTCTAAGTATTTGACGAACTTTTCTACTTAATCTTTTTCTTTCTGTTAAACCTGCTACAGCTGCTTTATCAGCTGTTCTACCTGCTGGAGCATAAGGTGGATTTACATCAACATCTCCTGTATTTAATTTATCTACTGCTACTTTAACATGTCCCTCTTTATCATCTATAACTGGCATGTCAATTCTATCATTTGCCCAGCTTGGTGCTTGTAAAGTCATCCCACTTAAATTAGTTACAAATTTCTTTACTGTTGCGTCTTTAGCTCCTTCTCCTTCAACTCCTGTAAATTCTTCTATAGCTGTTTGGACTTGTTCTGGTTTCATACCCCATACACCTGCAGCTAAAAATTCTTCTAATTTAGCTTTCATAGGAGCTTCTTGAAATTGGTCAAATCCTCCAGTAGCTGCTTTTCCTGCTTTATTAAATTCCCCCTTTGTTAAAGTATTAAGAATTGCAACTAATTCTTTTCCAGGAAAATCTACTCGGAATCCTTCTATTGCTGTTTTTGGAGCAACCATAGCTGTTGATATCCATCTATGATGACCATCCATAATATAATTATCACTTGAAATAAAAGCATTTAAATCTCCCCCAGGCCCATCTGTGAAGGGATGTGTTTTAGACATCATGTGTATTGCAAAGGCTAATGCTTTATTAATTTCCATACTAGATTGAGAAGGTTTTAATATTGATGTAGCATAACTTCCCTTACTAACTGGTATTATATCATCTTCTTTTTCTCCATCAAAATCTCCATCGTCAGAATATTTAGTTGCCTTTTCTTTATCTATAGCACTTAATTTTTGTGGAAATCTTTGGGGATCTACTTTACCTGGATCTGCTTTTTCTGTGTATAGGGGTTTAATACCTGCTAATTCTTGAAATCTTTCTGTTAGTAATTTTTTCATGTTTTTTTTTTTTTGTTTTTATAATACTACAAATGATGCTGTAAAGTCAGAATCATCTGCTATTGCTGTTGTTTTATTGTTGTGTATGTAAAATTTAAATCCACCTACTATAGATGCTGTTGTAAAACAATGGATTGAAGCACTTAATGCTAAAGTTCCAACACCTCCTCCTGTTAGGCCCATAAATGTTCCTAAAATTACATCCCCATCATTTACACTATAATTATCTACTGTAAATATTCCTGAACTTTGAGATGCTGGAAGGGCTGCTTGTAATTTATTTTTTATTGTAAATCTTCTTCCATGTACTACATAATCGCTATCATCTTGAGAATCTCCTTCAAATCTTTTTATATAAATACCTCCTGAAATTATTTGAACTGATCCTGATGCATCTGAAGCACTAAGATGTCCTCCTATAGTTGAAAAACCAACACTAGAAGTAATCATACCTGCAGAATATATTATTCCTGTAGATGATATTGTTCCACTTGCACTTATATTATTTGAAGCTGTTATGTTACCATGTGATAATAAATTAGCCCCCATTATTGTTCCACTTGAACTTATAGTACTACTTGCACTTATAGTTCCATCATTAGAAATATATACATTTTGACCAGACCCACTTACCCAAACACTTGAACTAACTGTTATTTGGTTTGTTAAAATAGTTGAATTTGCAAAATTAAAATTAGCTGCTGTTATTGTTCCACTTGCACTTATATTTCCACTTGCTGTTATATCTGTTACAGCTGTAATACTTCCTGAAAATGAATGTACATTACTTGAACCTGTACCAAATTGATTAGAACCAGTAATTGTTTCAGTTGCTGCAAATGTAGTAGTGTTAGTTACTAATTTATCTACTATTATAGTAGATGCGGTTATATGTTTTATAGATGCTGATCTCCATTTTAATGCTGCTGATCCTAAATCATAAACTTCTGTTTTATGAGGAATTAAACTTGAACTTACATAATCTATAGAAGATGAAATTACATGTATATTTTTATATTTAAAATCAGTTGTTCCTAAAAAAGAAGAATCATTTGCTGTTGGTATTAAACTTGTAGCTATTCTTCCTACAGAAGCTGTGTCTGCTGATAATGTATCAATGTTAGCTGTTCCATCAATAAATAGATCTTTCCATTCTCTTGATGATGATCCTAAACTATAAATATTATCTGTAGCAGGGATTAGACTTGAACTTACAAATTCAAATGAAGCTGAAACAGCATGTAATGTACCCCATTTTTTTGTTGTAGTACCTAAATCAAATACATTTGTTGTGCCTGGTACTAATCCCCCACTAATAATAACATTTCCATATCCTCCTACACCATCTATTCTACTTGAACTTACTATTGTAAGTGAAGCTGTAGTTGCTGATAGTGTGTTTACTGTACCTACTAATATAGTAGCTGCGTCTGCTGATAAAGTGTCAATGTTTGCAGTTCCATCTAAGTATAAATTTTTCCATTCTCTAGCTGAACTTCCTAAGTCTCTAAGGTTATCTTGATCAGGAATTAAACTTGAACTTACAAAATCAATTGAAGCTCCACTAACATGTAATGTTTTCCATTTTTTTACTGTGGTACCTAAATCAAATACATTTGTTGTACCTGGTACTAGACCACCACTAATTATTATATTATCATATTCTCCTACTCCATCAATTCTGCTTGAACTTATTATAGCTAGTGAAGCTGTTGTTACTACTATTGTTCCAATATTACCTAAAGTTAAGGTACCAATTGTTGCTGTTCCTTGAACATGTAAATCTTTAAAAGATTTTGCTGATGATCCTAAATCAAAAACATTATCAGCAAATGGTAAAAGAGCTCCACTTACTTGATTTATTTTTGCTATTTGTATTGTTGTACCTAACGTTCCATTAGATGCACTAATGTATTCTAAAGAAGCTGACTTTGCAAATATAGTTGAAAATTGTCTTGTAGATGATCCTAAATTTCTAGTATTAGTTTGATCAGGTTGTATACTTGAACTAATATAATCTGCGTTAATTCCACTAATATGTAATTGGTTCCATTTTACTGATGGAGCTCCTAAATCAAATGTTGAAGCTACTGATGGGTTTAAACCACCTGAAACTGTTATAGCTGCTGAACCTGTATGTTTGCTTAAATGGTCAATACTTGCAGAAACGGCATATACTGTTTTCCAAGGATTAAATTCAGATCCTAAATCACTACCTGATCCCGCTGCTGTGTAAGGTGGAATTAAAGAGGCAGATACATTAATTGTACTTGATCCTGTGTAAGGATTTATTGATTTAGCCGAAACATAAGGTATAGAACCTGTACCTGATCCACTAAGATTAAGTTTTTCTAAACTATGATCATAATAAGCCGTTGAATCAATAAGATCACCAAATTGTGCTGATGTAGGTACATCTCCTGTTTCAAAATACGATTTTAATACTGCTGAGCTTGTTTGTATTGTCATTTATTATTGATTTTTTACTTTATCTTCCCAATCTCTAAAGAGAAGATTGCCTTTTAAATATGCTTCCATTTCCATTTTTCTCATATGTTCATCATCTTGGGCATATGTTGGACTAGATGCATCCCCCATTTCTAAATCACCTCTTTCATTTTGATGATGGTGTACCAATTCATGAGAAAAAGATCTACAAATATCTTTTGGATGTCTGTTTGTTATATACAATACAACAGATTGTTCTGCTGGATCATAATATGCTGTTTTACCAAAGATACCTTGAGCATTTTCTTCATCTTGTTTTAAATGAAGTTGAGGTATATTTTGTATTCCAAATTCCTCTTTTGCTGCTTTAAATATTTCACCTAAGGCTTCTTTTAATTCCATTATCCTGTAGTGTCTGGTTCGTCTGGTTCTTCTGTTTCTCCTTCTGGTTCTTCTTCATCAGGTTCCATAGCAACATCTGAATCTCCTCCTCCCGCTGGTGGTGGTGGTGTTGCTCCTCCCGTTGTTTCTCCTCCAGTTGCTCCCGCTTCTTCTCCTGCTTCTACTTCAGGTGCTGCAAATGGGGTAACAGGTCTTTTTGTTAATAATCTATTTATATCTTCTATAGCTTCACTTCTTTCTTCCATATCTAATACATAATATTCTTTTGGTCCAACTTTTACCATTAAAGAAAAATCTTCATAATAAATACTAAAAAATTGTCCATTTAAAAGACGAACTTCATATGATGGAGGAAGTGTATTAGCTGCTTTTAAAGAGTCAACATAACGGATTAAAGGATCCATTTTAAGTTTATCTTTTAAAGTGTCAAGAATTTCTGGTGGAGCTTTATAGTCTCTTTCAGTAAGTCTCGTTAATTCTTCTAAGATTATATTTTTAATGTTTTTCATTATGATATATTTGAGTCCCAACCTTGACCCCCATTAGTTTTTATATACACATGAGTACCAATAGAACAACTTATATATGTAAAATCTGCTTCTACACAAGTATCACCTGCGTTTGCATGATAGTGTAAAGTAAATTTTAAATCTGGAATTGGAGTACCAGGATCAAGTTGATTTACTCCCTGATTTTGCCATCCAAATGAAGCACTTGAAATAGTTTCAGCTGCTCCATTACTACATACTTTATATATTGATCCTGTAATAGCTGTTACTGTTGACGAACTAACAGGAATTACTATTCTTCTTAGTGGGTTTGCCATAATTTTAAATTTTATTCGTTATCAAATAATCCAGAAGATAATCGTTTATCTCCATCTGTTACAGTACCATCCATTTCATTTGTTGCTGGATTATTAATTATATTTTCAGCTGAGTTTTTAAATTCTTTTTCACTCATCTCTAATTCTAATTTTAGTTTTGTAAGAGATTCATACTGTTTTCTTGCTTTACCAACAAATTGTTCTGGTACGCTTACTCCTTTTTGAGCATAAAGTTGAACTACTTCTTCATCAGTTCTACCTTGGTCAAACATTTCAAAAAATTGAGTCATTGCGCCTTCCATTAACATTTGTCTTCTTGCTTGTTTTTTGTGTTTGTTCATGTTTTCTGTTAGGTTATTATTAATATTTTCTTTTATATATTTTGATAGTAATTTGTTTTTCATAATTTTAGTTTCTTTTTGTGGTTGAGGTGTTCCTACTTTTGCCCTTTGTTGGACCATTTGTTGTATTTGAGTTTGTATTTGTTTCATAGCTTGAGATGATTGTTTAGCTGCTTGTGATGATGCTTTAGCTTTTTTCTTATTTAAATATTTAATTTTTACATTAAATTTTTCTCTTTCTAAATCCATTAATTCCTCTTGTTCAGCTTTTGCATCAGGATCCGTAGGTCCTTTTGGTGCTCCTCCTTTAGCTTTTGGAGGTGCACCTCCTGGAGGTGGGGGTGCTTGTTCTTTTATAGGAGTTAAAATATAATCACTATTTTTATGTTTTTCTACATTTTTCATTTTTTGTAATATGGTTTTTAAATTAAATCCTTTAGGTTGATCCATTTTATCTACAGCTTTTTTAAGTGGTGCTAAACCTGCTGCTCCCCCCTCTTTTTTAAGAATTTGAATAATTTTCTTTTCAATTTTATTTAAGTTTTCATCTATCCCAGTACCTCCTCTTCCTGGTTTTCTTGTATAAAAATCAGATTGAGCTCCTGCTTCTGCTTCTCTTCCTTTCCTCATAGCTTGAATCATTTCTTTTGCTGTGTCTATACTTACAGAATATAATAGTTTATCTGCTTCTCCCACATTCATGAACCCTGAGTAGCTTGAACCTCTCATTTCTGGTAATTCGGGAAATACTTTTTCAAGTGCATAATATGTTTTTTCATATCCAAAAGCTCTAAGAAAATATATTTCTCCTCCGTCTTTTGTAAATACTATTTCTTGACTAGATCTAGTTTTACCTATTCCTGGTGTAGTATCTGGATAAATTGTAATATTACCATCTTCATATTCATAATACATATCTCTATCTACTAACTTACTTTTAAGATATACTTCATCGTATGATTTATCATTTGATCCTCCTTGTTTTATTGCTATAGCATCATCTATACCATGAAGTTGATCTGCATACATGTCTGCAATATTTCCTCCTTCTGGTTCGGCTTCTTGTTCCATATCACCCATTACTTCATCACGTATACTTTGTAATTTTTCTAATGAGTAAGTTGCTGCTAAATCTTTAGCTGACATTCCAAATGCTCCTTCCATCATATCCTGCTCCCATACTCCTGGCATACCACTTATGCTATTTCTTCCACCAACATTATTACCATAATAATCATGTTGACCATAATGTCCCCTTACTTCCTGAACACTTTCTTTTACTAATTTTATTATGTCTTTTTTCTTCATTTATTTTTTAGCTCCTGGTTTACCTGCATTAAAATTATTTTTACTAAATTCTAATCTATCAACTAATTTAATACCATTTTCTGTGTGGTCAACTGCCACAAATCCTTCTGCTTTAGTTACACTTAAAGTGCCATCTCCATTATCAATAAAATGTTTTGTAGCTACAGCGTCATCATATTTAGTAATAAATATAGACTTTGCTTGGGAGAGTAACTTACTTACATTAAAAATGTTAATTATGTTTTCTTTTTGAGATTCAAATTCTTTTATTTTTAATTCTCCAGCTAATCTTTTAGCTTCTTTAGTTTCTGGTCGTTTAACTTTTTCAATACTTTTATTAATTGATTGTTGATACCAATTTTTAAACCTTTCAAAAGATTTATAAGGATCTAATACAAATTCACCCTGTCTTACTTCACTATTAAGATAAGTATTTAAAGCTTTTAATGGTAAGTTTGTATAATCTATATTAAGTGAATCTGCTTTTTTAATTTTATCTAATATAAAAGCTTCTTCTTGATCATTTAATAATATTCCAGTATCATCTTTAAAATAAGCATCATCAAACCATACACTTGGTGATTTACTTAATCCACTTACATCAGCCCCAAATGAAGCACCACCACCACTTAAATCTTTGTAAGTTGTATGAAATATAATTCCTATATCAGCTGATATTATTTGTTTACCTAATTCAGAATTTGCTTCAACAGCATATTTAATTGTATTTGGTTTAAAAGTATAATGAGTAACTCCCTCTATATCATCAGTTTCAACATCATCACTGTCAAACATAAAGTCACCTTGTAAAATACCTTTTATGCCTACTGAAGGTAAATATTGTAATGCTAATTTTAATTTTTTAGCTAAACCAGCTGCGTGTCCATGATTTGTGTCTATGTCTTGAGAAGTGTAATTAATTTTTGGATTTACATTAAATACTGACTTAGTACCTACAAAAAATTGTCCATTATCAGGATTAATACCTGTAAATATAGCAGGAGCACCATCCCACTTTACAGAAACATTTTTAATTGAATTGTCTTGTCCTTTTAAATTTTTAATTAATTCATATAAGAAATTTTTAGCTTGATTAAAACCATCTTGTCCTTGAGTTAATATTAATTCTTCAAGGTGTGTTAAATGTGTGTTTGCTTTTGTTTCTGTTATAACTTCTGTAAGTTGTTCTTTCCACCAATTTTGTGAAAATACACTTGTTTCATTTATTGCTTTACGGTTAAAAGATGGTTTTATTGCTTTATGTGAGTGTGGTTTTGGTTCTTTTAACTTACCTAATTTTTTAGCATTATTTATCCAATTATTTACTTCTTCATCTTTTTGTTGAGATATCATAAGTTGAAGATCTCTATATTGTTGAGGATCTTTTATCTGATCCTTATATTGAGAAAGCATATCATGAGCACCGTATTTTGTTTCGTTTACTTTTTTATCAAAAGATCCTTCTATTTCACAACTATCATCTAAATTTGAGAAAAATTCATCCCAAAAATATTCTAAAGCTTCTAATCTTTCTCCTTCTAATTCTTGTTGTAATTCTACAAATTTTGCTTTAAAATTAGGTGTGTTTAATTGTTTTAAAATGTCAGAATGTATTGCAAAAAACTTAATTTCGTGATTTTCAAGTTCATTTAACATTTGAAAGTTTATTTCTGGTTGTTCTAAGTCAGGTTGTAATCTATAATTTGCTGTAAGTTCTTCTCCTTGTTTTATAGGTTGGATAGTTACTAAATATCGAGTATTATCTTTCATTATGTTTTTACAATTAGGAGTATCTGAATGATTGTACATTTTTCCTAATTCATAAAACTCATATTGTCCTTGTCCTAAAATATCATGTAATTTATCTATTACAGTTCCCTCAGGATAATCTTCTTGTGCAAATGCTCCTTGTCCCTGAATATTACTATCATCTAAATAATATTTACTTTCATACATTGTTCCCCCTCCTCCTTGTCCTGTAGCAGCATTATATTTTCCTCCTCTTTTATACTTTAAAGCTCTTGGTATATCATCTTTAGGACCATCAGGCATTCCTGCTTTCCATTCACTACCTCTCATATAATCTAAAACTTTATCTTCTGGATTATATAAATCTTCTTCTAAATCACCTCCAAATCCTGGAATTTTTTTAGCTACATAAGCATAACTTTTAAAAGCCCAATCTTCAGCTTTATTTGGTTTATAATGAGCTACAGCGTCTTCTCTATTTTTAAAATTAGAATCATATTCTTTTCCAAAACCTTTTAAATTCCAATCACTTGTCCACATTTCAAAAGAAACAGGATCTCCTGGTTTCCAATCAGAAACTTCCTTTGTAGTTACTATTTGCCATGCTTGTTCTTTTTGTTCAGAAGTTAAATGATCTGGTATAAATTCAAAAAAACTATATTGATCCTTACTTTTAATAAAATCTCTCATATCAGTACCTGACACACCTCCTGCTTGTGGGGGTACTAATTTTGTTTCAAAATTAATATTTCTGGGTTCTGAGAATTTATATATATTTGCAAAACGTTGATCATTTGTTTTTATTTCTTTTTCCCCCATAGCTAAATAAATAGTAGATCCTTCAGGAGCATCATTTTCTATAAAATCATAAACATCTTTTACGGGAGAATTATGTTTAGAGGGAATAATTGTAAGTTTATTTGAAGCAGGATCAGAATCAGTGGACCTATATAAATCCCATAACTTAAGAGACATATCTCTTGTTATACCATCTCTTTCTTTTGCCCCCACTTTAACTATAACTGTGTTTGCATCTGTATTTACTGCTAGCCATTTTGCCATATTATAATGACCCGCATGAGGTGGTTTAAAACCCCCAGGTAAAAGTGCTATTTTTTCCATTTACTACGTAGTTTTGTAATAAATATAAAACTTTAAGACAAGGCTAGCCTCTTCTTCATTAGTGTCGAGGTAGTAAGTTCTGTTGCTTTATGAAGTAATTTTGTAAATTCTTTAAAACCAAGTTCAGATGGGTCTTTATCGCCCATTTCTATAAGATAAACTTTTTTTCCATAAGACATAAATGTTTCAGCATGGTTAAAAGCATCTTTTAAAGCATCTTCATCTAATGCAAGATAAATTTTTTCTACGTTAGACTTAATGATTTTTTTCATTAAGGTTGTAGATAATTTTTTTCCAAACAAAGGAATTGCATTACGTTTAATTGCCATTGCATCGAACGCACCTTCGCACAGAATCACGGGAAGATCCCAGTTTATATACATTTCAAACCCAATTATGTCCTTGGTACTGGAAGCTAACTTATGTTTAATATACGCGTTTTTATCGAACGAACGACCTACATAATAATTTAAAAAACCATCTTTATCGTATGAAGGAATTACAACCATATTTCTTAAAGGACCTTGTTCACAATAATGTAAATCATATTTAACTACATCTTGTTGAGTGATTCCTCTTTGATCTAAATAATGTAATGCATGTTTTGATAATACTGCAGAGCTTGAAATTATTGGTGTAACTTCTTTAGGTAATTGTAAAGTGTTAGCATCAATTTTTTGTTTGACTTTTGATTTAAAATTATATTGTTTGTCAATTTCTTTTAAAGCACTAAATGCAGCACCTGGAGCGTTAGCTTTTTTAAGTAATTGAAAAGCTCTATGACCTTTATAACCACAAACCCAACATTGAAATTTTTGAGATGCTAAATTAAATGTTAATTTTTTCTTATGGTGGTTACAAGAAGGACAAGTAAAAACAGCTTCATC